CGCGAGTTTAGAAATGTTAGACTCGAAATGGAATCGTCAAACTCCAAATCGCTGTAAAAAATTATCGGATCAAATGAAATCATGCGCCTAGAAAACTTTTTTACTTATTTTAAAAATCAACTAAAAGATAGACAAGACACTATAAGACAGGCTATATGTAGTGGTGTAAAAGATTGGGACGAATATCGGTATTTGACTGGTAAACTTCGCGGTCTTGAAGAAACTGAACAGGAACTCACGGACCTGCTGAAGAAAACGGAGCTAGACGATGACGACTAAACCTAAATTAATTGTACCCAAACACGTTTGGGATGGTGCAGAAAAACAAAAAGAAAAAAAAGAATTAGAAAAAATTCCAAAACCTGTTGGTTGGAGAATAGTTTTGTTCCCTTTAAAACTACAAGGTAAAACAAAAGGTGGTGTTATTCTTACTGATGACACAATTCAAGAATCACAAATAACAACAAACATTTGTAAAGTATTGAAGACAGGTTCTTTGTGCTACACAGATAAAGAGAGATACCCCGATGGTCCTTGGTGTAAAGAAGGTGATTGGGTTATAATAACTCGTTATGCTGGATCTAGAGTAAAAATTGATGGCGGTGAGTTACGTATTATTAACGAAGATGAGATACTGGCAGTCGTTGATGATCCGAGAGATATTTTGCCAGCTAACATAATGTAACATGGAGAATTCTATGCAAGAACAAACACAAAATGACAAAATGGTACCGATAGATACCTCGGGTGAACCTGTCGAAGTGGAGTTAAACGAAGAACAAAAAGAACAGAAGGTTACAGAACCTGAAATTCAAGTTGAAGAAGCGCCTAAACAAGAAGGTAAAGAAGAAGAGCTTGAAGAGTATTCTCAATCTGTAAAAAGACGTATTGATAAACTTACACGTAAAATGCGTGAAGCTGAAAGACGTGAACAAGCAGCAATTGATTATGCAAAAAAAGTTCAAGAAGAAAATAAAAATTTAAGTGTTATGTCTCAAGTAACTTCTAAGGAAAGAGTTGCTTCTGATGAACAAAGTTTACAATCAACTGAACAGCTTTTGAAAACAGCTTATACTCAAGCTGTTAGTGAAGGAGATATTGAAAAACAAATGGAAGCTCAACAAAGAATAGCTCAGTTAGCTATTGAAAAAGAAAGATTGAGTTTACGTAAGAAAAAAGTAGAGCAACAAGAGCTTCAAAAAGAAAAACCTGTTGAAGAACCTTGGAATAATCAACCACAGGCTCAACCACAGGTTAGACCTGATCCTAAAGCTCAAGACTGGGCTGAAGACAATAAATGGTTTGGAACAGATAAGGCAATGACGTATACCGCTATGTCTTTTCATGATGAATTAATAAATGAAGGATTTGACGCGAGCTCAGAAGAGTATTATACTGAAATTGATCGGAGAATCCGAAAAGAGTTTCCTCATAAATTTGAGGATCAAAGTAAGCCGAAGCAAAAAGTTGCTTCAGCTACTCGAACAACGGCAACAGGCCGCCGCACTGTGAAACTCACACCCTCACAGGTAGCTATCGCAAAAAAACTTGGTGTGCCACTTGAAGAGTACGCAAAACACGTGAAGGAGGCGTAATATGACTGAAAAGATAAACAAAACCTCGCGCAAATTAGAGACCCGTGAAAAGGATGTTCGTAAGAGGGGATGGGTTCCTCCAAGCAACTTAGAAGCACCTGAACCACCAGAAGGTTTTCACCATCGGTGGGTAAGAGCTGAATATCGTGGCATGGCTGATGAAAAAAACATCATTGGTAGACTACGAAGTGGGTATGAATTTGTAAAATCAGATGAGTATCCCGATAGACTGGATTTACCTTCTATCGCTGACGGCAAATACAAAGGTGTAATAGGCATAGGCGGATTATTACTGATGAGGTGTCCTGAAGAAGTTAAAGAAGACAGAGATGAATATTTCCGATCTTTAACCGACCAGAATACTAAAGCAGTTGAAAATGATCTACATAAACAGGAGCATCCAGCGATGCCAATCCATCAGGAAAGGCAAAGCAGAGTAACTTTTGGAGGCAAAAAATCTTAATGAGTAAGGTTCATGTCTCTAAAAAAGTAATAGGAGACTGATATGGCTAATATAGATGCCGCTTTCGGTTTACGTCCAATTGCTAAAGTGGGTTCCGCTCCTGGTGGAACTACTGGAACAACTAAATACTCTATAGGTGACAACCAAAGTACTGCGATATTCACTGGCGACCCCGTTAAATACAAAAACGATGGTACAGTTGAAGTAGCTACTGCAGGTGACGCTCTTTTAGGTATATTTTTAGGCTGTTTTTATACAGATCCAAGCACTTTAAAACCGACGTTCCGAAATTTTTTCCCAGCTTCGACATCACCTGGTGATGCGATAGCTTTCGTTTGCGACGACCCAGATCAATTGTATGTTGCACAGCAAGATTCAGTTGGCGCTAATGCAGTTGCCGCAAACCTTAACGAAAACGCAAATCTCGTTTTCGGCGCTGGAAGTACCACTACGGGTATTTCTGGAGTAGAAATAGATTCTAGTACCTTAGCTACTACTGCAACTCATCAAGTGAGATTAATTTCATTTTATGACACGCCAAGTAATGACGCTACTGCTAACAATAGTGAACTAGTTGTAAAAATTAACAACTCTGTCATGAATGGTGGCACTGGTACTGCAGGCGTATAGGAGTAGATTATGGCTATTAATAGAGCCCAACTGGCAAAAGAATTAGAGCCGGGCCTAAACGCCCTGTTCGGTATGGAGTATTCTCGTTATGAAAACGAGCATGCTGAAATATTTGACCAAGAATCAAGTGACAGAGCTTTTGAAGAAGAAGTAATGTTAGTTGGATTCGGCGAAGCTGCTGTAAAGCAAGAAGGTTCCGCTGTACAATTTGATACAGCTCAAGAATCTTTTACTGCTAGATACACTCACGAAACTGTTGCATTAGCATTCAGTTTGACTGAGGAAGCTGTCGAAGACAACTTGTACGATACTTTATCGGCTCGTTACACAAAATCATTGGCACGTTCAATGGCATACACAAAGCAAGTAAAAGCTGCGAACATTTTAAATAATGCATTTGCAACTGCTGGCGGAGATGGTGTTTCTTTAGTAAACACTGCTCACCCAACTGCTTTAGGTGGAACTTTCTCAAACAGAAGTTCAACTGATGCTGACTTGAACGAAACCTCATTAGAGCAAGCAATGATCGATATTGCAGGCTTTATCGACGAAAGAGGGCTAAAAGTTGCAATGCAGGGAAGAAAATTAATCATCCCAGTAAACATTCAATTTGTAGCTGATAGAATTTTAAATTCTACTCAAAGAGTTGGTACTGCTGACAATGACATCAACGCACTCAGAAACATGGGTATGCTACCAGATGGTTATACAATTAACCATTATCTGGCTGATACAGATGCATATTTCATTAAAACTGATGCTCCTAATGGATTCAAACACTTCACAAGAGCTGCCCTTACTACTGGTATGGAAGGCGATTTTGATACAGGGAACATGAGATACAAAGCAAGAGAGAGATACAGCTTTGGTTTCTCAGATCCTAGATGTGTATACGGATCTCAAGGTTCATAAAATTTACTGGATCCTCCCAGGAAAAGAAGGCGCTTGTAAGAGCGCCTTTTTTATTATACACTCCTCACAAGTATCCTAGATTAACATAGTCGTGCACACTGGCTAGGCAGACGTGTATAGAGACTGCATGACAAGGGCTATACAACCAAGGAGATAAACATGGCAAACCCTCATTTTCAGAACATGATTCTATGGGCTGGGAACACAGATAGTTCCGAGTACAAAAAGGATCAACCAATGTTCCAACCTTATCCGTCAGATCAAACTTTCTACGGATATTTTAACGACTTTATGACGTACAATTCTGGTGATTGGACGATTACAACAACAGAAGCTGGTACTGGATCTGCGTCTGAAGCAGTAACTTCATCTGCAGGTGGTGCGTTATTATTAACGAATGCTGCTGGTGATAATGATCTAGATTTTTTACAATTAAAAGGTGAAGCGTTTAGATTAAGCGCAAGCAAAAAAGCATACTTTTCAGCTAGATTTAAAGTAAGTGACGCAACTCAATCAGACTTTGTAATGGGATTACACATTACTGATACATCACCATTAGATGTAACAGATGGTATTTTCTTTATTAGTGCTGATGGTGCTGCTACTCTAGACTTTCAAGTAGAGAAGGATAATACAGCAACTACTACATCAAGTGTTGCAACTATGGCTAATGATACTTTTATCACTACTTCATGGTTTATTGATCCTGATAGAGATGCACTTTATTATTCAATTAATAATGGCACTCCTCTTAAATCTGTAGCAACAAACCTACCAAACGATGAAGATTTAACAATCTCTTTTGGTATTCAAAATGGTGAAGCAGTAGCAAAAACAATGACTATTGATTACATCACTGCAATGATTGAAAGATAATTAATTAACCTGGGTGGGGTGTAATGGCCCCACTCATTGCAAGGAGATAAATTATGGCTTATTCAGCAACTACAAGAAATATTTTTGATGGAGGTAAGAAATTAATTTTTTCTTATCACAGCA